GGAAGTTATAAATGGCTTTGAGAATGTTCAACCATTCGATATGACTACATCAGCTGGACCTAAAATGAAGAGAGATTATGGAATAAATGTTAAAATTCCAAAGACTGGACAACCTGACGTATTATTCACAAATTGTAACGCCCATGATCCACAGAAGAAACCATTCTATGTCATTAATACAAAAACAAACGCTGGAAATTCCCTTATGCAAGATTATCATCATTACATGAGTGCTATTGAATCTGGAGATCCGATTTTACTCGTTATAAAGGACAACGCTAAAGTAGAATTATTACCTAAAGAAAAAGTAGAAGAAGGGAAGGTCCGTTTGTTTAATGAAATGGATTTAAGTGTTAACATGGTCCTTAAGAGTTATTTTGGCGGATTTTTAAACACCATTATAGCTAAACATCATGAATGCATGTACACTATTGGCTTTAACCCATACAAGGAAGCTACGCTTCATATGTTAGATTTTAATCTAATAGATGGCATCGTGGTTAGTTCAGACTTTAGTGGCTTAGATAAATCATTTCCAAAAGAACTCATTACCGGATTTGTAGAAGCAGTGTCACGCGGGAAATGGAATAAAAATATAGAAACAGCACTTAGTAAGACTTTAACATACACTTACCATAGTTTGAATGGGCACATATACCCAGTTGATTGTGGTAATGAGTCTGGATCATATGTAACAACCATGATCAATTGCTATGCTGTTCATTTTGTAAATTGGTACACATTTACTAGAAAATGGAAGGAAACATATAATATCATGCCAAGTTTAAAAGATTTTGAAAATAACTTCTGTCAAAAAATACTTGGTGATGACTGTATCAGGAAAATATCATACCGGTTAAATATGACTTTTGATGACTTAGCAAAAGATGCAGCTTTATTCAATCTTATATTGACGAAGCCTAAAACAGACGGAGAAGTATCTTTCTGCTCACGAATTTACAAAATGATACGTCCTAATATTTATGCTCCATGTTTGAAAACATCATCAATAACATCATGCTTGTTCTATTTAGCTTCTGAAAGTAAAGATCAGGTAGCAATGAACATTAATATAGCTTTATTTGAAGCTTCTCTACATGGAAAGGAATACTTTGAACAGATATCAAAAGGTGCAATAGCTCTTGCTAATCATTACAACCTCGTAATTGACCTCTATCCTCATAAATGCTATATAGATTATTTTATTGGTTATGTCTTAA